AAATAGTTTTATATTTTCATCATTTCGTATAATAAAATCATTTATGTCAGAATCTCTTGTAAAATTTTTAAATTTTACATTTATTTCTGAATTTATTTGCTCATAACTTATAGAGTATATTTCACCAGATATATTACTTATATTATTTATTGTTGCTAAGTTTTTAAAACTATTTTTAAAATTATTATTAGTTAAAGCATTAAAATAAGTTGTTAAATTTATTTTAAAAACTTTACCCAGTTGAGCTATTACATTATTGTATAATATAATGTTATAGTTTATTGTATTATTTATATTATGACTATTATTAATACTAGTATAATTTAAACAAATATCAAGCAAATAATAGTTATTCTTACTTCGTATAAGTGACTGGAAATTAAAATTATTGTCAATATTATTTGTATTTATATTTTTTTTAAATGTAACATTCGATTTTTGTTTAGAATTAGTAAAAAAATGAGCATGATTGTATATATCATGTTGTGTAATTCCTGTTAAACGATTACCGAGTCCTAAAAATATAGTATTTGAAAAATCTTGCCTCAATATTTTATTTTGATTATTAAAACTTATAGTTCTATGATATAAATTACTACTATAATCTAATACTTTTACATTATGAAGAATTATACTTTTTTTTGAACCAAATATAATTTTGCTATTTTTTTTTATATTTTGTATAATGTTTAAATTATTAGTTTTAATTAAAAAAGTACTAATAGTATTAATATTATTTATTGAACTAGAACTATAATTTGTTGAACTAAAATCATAATAATTTATATGTTTAAAATCTAACGTAAGTTTATTATAAGATAATATATTGCGATTTATAGGATAAAGAAAATTTTCTTGTAATATAGTAAAACTATTGTCACTTGTAAAAATATTAGGAGTACTAGCATTATCAATTAATAGTCTAGTAAAATTTAAGCTTTTAAAGTTTATAACACTAGAACTATCTATTGTTGTATTACTAAAAGAAAAATCATTAGTAACACTAGTAATAGCATATCTTATGGTAGCATAATTTTGTGGGAAATCTGAATATTTAGAATACATATAATCACGAATATTTATTTGATACATATCAGAATTGCTAAAATAATAATTTAAATGAAATCTATAACGATTATAGCTTGTATCATTATTAGTAGTTAAAGAATTATATATATTATAGGGATTAATGTTATTTTTTCCAAAAAATGTATTACTTAAATCATTAAATAAATAATTATATGAATTATCATAAGTGTTTAAATTTTTCACAAACAATATTTTTCCATTTTTATTATTAGATGAATCAAAAATAAATTTCATATTATTTTTTATATTATTTTGACTAATTAAGCAACAACTAGTACTAGTAGTAGTAGAACCACTAATATTAATAACTTTTCCACTCAATAATATTCTATTTTTATAAGTATTATTACTATTATCCAAACTTTGTAAAAGTTTTTGCCAACTAATATCAGTATTATTATTACTTAAATCACTAATATTTGTTTTTATATATAAAAGACTTCCATTATTATTACTTATATCAATAATATTATTTGTTAAAATAATATAGTTGTTTTTAGTATTTGAAATAATAAAACTCATAGTTATAATATATTTATATTTATAACTATGAATATTTAAATTATATGTTATTATAAAATTTATATAAAAATATATGTATTTATGTTAATACACTTGTATCATTAAAATACCAATGTGTAGACAAATATTGTGGTTTTGCTTTCTCAATATTACTATTGTTCTTAACTTTAAGATTGGGCCCTCTAGCAGTTACTGAATCAATTTCTAAAGTTCCAATAGCATAATTATAATATTTCAAATCTGATAAATTACCAGAAAATCCACCATTATAATTTACATATAAATTATCATAGTTTTGCTTAACAATATTAGATAATTTATGGCGTTTTGTTAAAGTTCCATTTATGTATATATCACATATATTTTGTGATGTAACTCGTATAATAACACCTACCCATTTTTTAATAGGTATAGCATCTACATATATATCATCATAATATGGTTTATTTACACTTTCATTATTGTGGAATACATTTAATCTTACTAACATTCCTAAAACAGGATAGTTAATCATCAAATTATCACTAATATTTTTCTTACCATTATACAAATATACACCAGGAGCATTATTTGGTCCAAATAAACCACTACCTCCTTCACCTTGAGAACTTGGTGAAGAACCTTTATTAAAAACGTGTTTATAATCTATAGTTTCATTATAGTTTACATTATTAACATATATCCAAAATGAATATGTAAACTCAACACCTCCATATTCATTTACGCTTCTTAAAATAGGGATTGTTGTTTTTTGCCCTAAGTTTTGACTAATAGTCAGTGCTTCTGTAGCATCTTTCATTCCACTTATTAAAAACGGTGTTTCTGATGGAGATAAAAAATAGTATACAAGTTTACTTCCAACATAAAATAATATTGAGAAAAAAATTAATACTCCTAGCAAGAAAGTTCCTCTAGCAATCATAGTATTTGAAGATAAAAATTCACTAAAATTTCCGAGTTTCTTTTGTGTTTCATAAGGTATCATTGTGTTAAAATAATTATTAATTTTTTCTAATACTCCTCCGTTAGAATTCATATTATTTATATATAAATTATATAAATAATATAATATATTATATTTTATTATATATTATTGTATTTAAATTTGAAAGCTTCCTTTTTCTTGATTATATTCTAAAAAGCTTACTTTTAAGCTATATTTATTAAATAATGATTGAGCTAATGATGCGTTTATTCCATCTTTATAAAAATTATAAGCATCTTGAGGATTACAAGAATCACTTAAATAGCGAATACGAGTTATAAAACCTTCAAAACCACTATTAACAGTATTTATATTTCCTAAATATATATTTTTTAAGGTTGTTGTATCATAATAATTTTTATATAGTCCATGCATAATAAATGAATTTCTTAATTTACCATCTAAATATACATCTAATGTTCGACCATCAACACTAATTGTTAAATTATTCCATTTTTGAACTGCTATATTAGGTATTTTATATCTAGCATAAATTGTTTGATTGGGTTGAGAAGTTGTTCCTGCTCTGTCTTGGAAACATTCAATATCTATAAATAAATTATTTTCATATTTGTCTAATGCTATATTAATATTTTTAGGAAATGTTGTTCCACTAGCCGGTGTTGGTTTTACTACTTTTGTACTAATACCAGAAAGAGTAGTTTGTAAATCAGAAACTGTTGTTGAAGAAGGACTATTAGCAATAAATAAAATATTTTTCTCTTTTGAAATATTATTACCCCAATTATCTATGTAAAACCAAACACTTAATGTAAAATTGGATGATGTAATTTGGGGAATATCTTTGGCAACTATTACATTAGTATTAGATGATGCTTCTGTAGTATTTGTAGCTAGTGTTGATGCTTCACACATTTTATCATAAATTATATTTGTTTTGAAAAATATATTGTTTAGTCCCCATAGTAATATTAAAACTAGAATTACTAAAATAATTATATTTATAACACTCATTATAAAATATTAATATATAAAAATATTATATATTAATATATAATTATAGTTTTATTTTAGTTTTGTTTTAATTTTTAGTTTTATTTTAGTTTTGTTTTAGTTTTAATATTTTTCTAAATTATATATTATTATTTTTTGTTAAACTATATAAAAATTGTATAGAATCAGGAGTTTTTATTTTATCAAAATAAAATATTTCTTTAATACTTCCATGTATACCATCATGTTCACCAATAGTTACGCTGTCTCCTATGAAGTAAGGCGTAACATTATTTTTAGAACCTACTAATTTACCATCAATAAAAACATCTATATTATTATTTTCATAATTAATAACAAAATATAACCATTTTTGATGTTTTACACTAGTCATTTCATATATAGTATCTAATTGATCTGATTTATTATTTATTGTTCTAGATTTTATAATAATTTTTCTAGAGTTTCCATTATAATATATAACTGGTTTAAATCCATAATTAAATAGTTCAGTATCTTTTGTATAAGCAATAGATGTGTTTGTTGGTTGTGGATTTATATAAATATAAAAACTTATACTATAAGTATAATTATAAGGAAATTTGTTATGAATTTTTGAAGAATCATAATATTTTGTTCCAATATTATATTGACCATTTAAATCATTTTTAAACATTTTGAAATCATACCCTTTAGTATTGTCAGAAATATTATTTTTAATATTATTATATTCATTTTTGACAACATCTTCATTAGAACTATTTTCACTAGAACTAGTTTGACTAGTGAAGTTTGTTTTGAAATTTGATAGCATATTATTCAAATTATTACTTAGTGATGTATTTTCCAAATTAGAACTATTAAAGTTAGGTATAGCAACATTAGAACTAACATTTTTGTCTAAATTTTGATACTTTCCTAAAGTTTTCTTTTCATTTAAATAAAAGGGGCCTTCGCCGCCTAAAAGGCTATTTTTATTATGTTTTGCTAAATAGCTAAATAATAGAGGCAATAAAAATATTAATATTATTAAAATTAATAATATGAAAAATAATAAATATATAGAAGATGGTGTTAATTTAATATCTTCATTTATTTCATCTACTAATATAATTAGCAAACAAGGAATAAAAAATATTATATCTTTTAATGTAGTTATTAATGTTTGAAAAAAAGTCTGTTTAGGTGGACCAACAGTTTTAGATTTTTCAATACCTGGTTGTATAGAAAACATTTTTGCTATTATAGCAAAAATAACAATAATTATTAATATTCCTAATATATTTTGTGTAATATTGAAAACACTATTATTGGTTTTGTGTAAATATAATATAAAATTAATTGTTAATATTGGAAATAATATTATTAAAAATAATAGTCCAACATATTTATACATATTAATAAAGCTAGTATCGGGTTTAATAGTATTATAGTTGTTATAATTATGTTTATAAACATAAGATAAAAAAGTATATATGCTAAATGCTACTAAAAATAACCACATAAATATTTCATATTTAGTATTTTTTATTTTGAAAATATTTTGCATCTCATTAAGATAATAAAATACTCCCAATATTAGTAATAATATTGCTATTATTATAGAGTAATAATAGTTATTTTTGCCATACGTTAAGGTGTCTGTAATTTTATCTTTAATTAGTAGCTTAAAATTATTAATATAACTAGCCATAAATAATATATATTACATTATAAGTATATTATTTATTACTATATTTGCATATTAGTATATTTTTATTACTTGCTATTTACAAATTTTCAAAAGCTGTTTTTTTTCCGTGGCAATCTCTACATAGTGCTTCTAAATTATCAATATTATTTGAACCTCCATATTCTAATTTTTTTACGTGATCTACTTCAAACCACGCTGGTAATTGTTTTTGACAATGTTTACAATGCCAATTTTGTGAAGCAGCTACATATTTTTTTTTTGTTTCACTTACACTTCTTTTTGTTGATATATTTCCGGAAGATAATATTTTTTGTTGTTGCTTAGACATATAGTTTTGATTATTATTTATTGAAGTTAATAAATTTTGTGATAGTTGATTATTAACAGGACTTGAAAAATTATAATTATTATTTAATTCATTTGTTATGGATTTAGATGTTAAATCAATAATAGGAGTTATAAAACTTGCTGTATTTCTATCAATTGGTAAATATTTTATATAACTATTGGCATGAGTAACAATTTCTTTATAGTTGCTTGGATTTTTCTTAATAAATAAATATATACACAAACCTATAAAAGCAAAAAAGGCCATTTTATAATATTTTTGATATTGTTTAAGTTTATTAATTAATTTTCCTTCAAAATATGTATTTGCTAATACAAAAATAGTTATTAAAAAAATTATTAATTCTAGTTTCATAATATTAATATTTTATATATAAATATATTATTACTAGAATAATTACAATTATTAAAGCACCAAAAATATATTTTTCTTTATTTTTACGTTCATCGTTTTTTTTTATTTCTTTTAATTTGTAATGCTCATAATATTTATTTAAAGCATCATAATATGTTAATTCGGGTTTACCTAAATAACTATTAATTTTGTTGTGTATAAAATGAACCCATTTTGAAAGTGATTCTCGCGAGTCTAAATATGGCGTCACAGGATATGCATCTAAAAATTTACTAAAAACACCTCCTATATCAGGAACTGGCAAAAAAAGAGGTAAGTTTGTTATAAAGTCATAATATTTTTTTTTTGTACATTCATTAATATGTAATGGATAAGATAAAGCAATTGTATATAATACAAACCAATAATGAGGACCCCATATAATAGGATTAAATATATGGTTTGTGCTATTCATAATAAAATTTTTAATATATATAAAATTTTATTATATTAAATTTTCTTAGTGTTTACTTATTTGAATTTAGTAAATTATATAAAAACATTGTTCTTAGTTATATTAACTAACAAACAATGAATATAAAAAAACAATATTTTTGTAATAATTGTGGAAAATTAGGACATTTATTTCATCAATGCAAAGTACCTATTACTAGTATAGGTATTATTCCCATTAGAATAGTTAAAAAATACGATGCCTCTCTAAATAAATACGAAAATTCAATTGAACTATTAATTATTAAACGTAAAGACACACTATCATTTGTAGATTTTATGCGCGGAAAATATTCTATTGAAGATAAGAATTATATAAAGAATTTATTAAATAATATGACTACTAATGAGAGAAATTATATATTAAATAATGATTTTGATACAATATGGCAATATTTATGGAATTATAATACAAATAATTCGTATAAAAATGAAGAGCGAACTTCAAAAATCAAATTTACAAATTTAAAACAAGGTTATGTTAATATTTTAGAAAGTTATGATTTAAAATCTTTAATTGATCTATGCGATAAAAATTACGAAGAACCTGAATGGGGATTTCCAAAAGGACGACGAAATTATCAAGAAAAAGATATTATATGTGGACTAAGAGAATTTGAAGAAGAAACAGGTTATAATAAAAATGATATTATACTAATTAATAATATTGTCCCATATGAAGAAATTTTTAGTGGGTCTAATTATAAATCATATAAACATAAATATTTTGTTGGTATTATTGTCGACAATAATCAACCAAAAAATGATTATCAAATATATGAAATTACTGAAATTAAATGGATACCAATAAATGATGTAAATAGTTATATTAGAGAATATAACTATGAGAAAAAAAAAATAATAAATTATTTAAATAAATTATTAAATAGTTATAAACTATATATTTAATATATAGTAAATGAGCAATGTTATTAAAGATACATTAAATCAAGGAGACATAGTTTATATTCCAGAGTCTTTAACTAAAGGCGAAGAAGAAGAGCAAGACCAAGAAAGTATTGAAGAAGAAAGCGAAGACCAAGAAAGTATTGAAGAAGAAAGCGAAGACCAAGAAAGTATTGAAGAAGAAAGCGAAGACGAAGAAGGCAAAGAAGACGAAAGCGAAGACGAAGAAGGCAAAGAAGACGAAGAAGGCGAGGAAGATGAATCATTCATAAAACCACAAGTAAATCAAGACATTAAAGAAGATAAATCTAAAAAAAAAAATAATGAAGAATTGGTATCATTATTTAGAGAAAATATAAATAAATTTAACAATAGCAAATTAGACAAAAGTAAATTAGAAATATTAGAAAAAAACTTAAATACTATAACAGATTATAAATATTTTAATAATGCTATTGAATTATTGAATAAAGAAGAGTTAAATAATTCAAATGCTACAAACTACAAATATTTATATCCACATTTAGATGATGAATTTTTAAATATTAAAATAGCAAATAAGCAAGAATTTGAAGAAAATAAATTAATAATTAAAATAGACGAAAATTTTGACTTTGAAAAACAAAGTAATGAAATTTGCAATAAAGATTTTGAACTAGCACCACATCAAAAATTTATAAAAAATTTTCTTTCAATGTATACTCCATATAATGGTTTATTATTATATCATGGATTAGGGACTGGAAAAACCTGTTCAGCAATTGGAGTTGCCGAAGAAACAAGAAAATATTTAAAATTTATGGGTTTTAATGAACGAATAATAATAGTAGCTTCACCAAATGTTCAAGAAAATTTTTATTTACAATTATTTGATGAGCGAAAATTAGAAGAAAAAAATGGACTTTGGTCTATTAATAATTGTGCGGGACAAAATATATTAGATGAAATTAATATGATACAAAAAAATTTGTCACGCGACAAAGTAATAAAAATTGTTAAAAACATAATAAACAATTATTATTTATTTTTGGGGTATACACAATTTGCTAATTTAATAATAAAAAAATCAAATATTTCAAATCAATCATTAAGTACTATGGATTCAAAAAAAAAACAATTATTAATAAAAAACAAATTACAAAAATTTTTTAATAACAGGTTAATAATTATTGATGAAATACATAACATACGTCAGTCAAAAGATAATAGTAATAAATTGGTATCAAATGAGTTAATGAAATTAGTCAAAAATGTAAATAATTTAAAATTGCTATTTATGTCAGCAACTCCTATGTTTAATGATTATAAAGAAATAATTTTTTTAATAAATATATTAAACTTAAATGATAGACGCTCAATAGTAGAATTAAAAGATGTATTTGCCAATGATGGAAGTTTTATAGTAAATAGCAATGGAGAGCAAGTAGGTTTAGAACTATTTAGAAGAAAAATAAATGGCTACATAAGTTATATTAAAGGTGATAATCCTTTAAGTTTTCCTTTTAGAATTTTACCAAAAGATTTCTCAGAAAATAATAGTATTTTAAATAAAAAATACCCAGAATTTAAAATAAATGGAACTCCTTTAAAAGAAGCACTAACACTATTTGATATATATGTAAATGATGTTAATATATCACCATATCAAGAATTTGTATATAATATTATTTTAAAAAATAATATATCAAAGTTTGATGAAGAAAAAATAAACGCTATGGAATCTTTTGGATACACATTGTTACAAAAACCATTGGAGTGTTTAAATATTGTTTTTCCTAATAATAAATTAGAAAATTATTTTAATGAGAAAATGATTTACTATAATAATAATATTGTAGAATTAGTGGCAAATATAAATATTGAAGAAATAAATACACTAGTTGACATAAAAAATATTGTTGGCAAATCAGCAATTAATAATATTATGACTTATCAAGAGACGCAAGCACCTAAATCTAGATATAATTATAATTTTAAGAGTGAGTTTTTAAAAAATATGCCTATTAATATGTTTGATTATAATGTAATTGGAAAATATAGTTTTAAAATTAAAGCACTAATTGATTCATTAATGGGTTCTCAAGGTCCAGTAATAGTATATTCACAATTTATAGATTCGGGATTAATACCAATAGCACTTGCTTTAGAAGCAGTTGGATTTATGCGTTATGGAAGCAATAAATCTCTCTTTGCTGCTCCGCCAAGTGAAGAATTAGATGTAAATACTTATAAGAAAAAATCTGAAATATTACAATTAGGACAGCGTTTTAGAGGTGCTAAATATGTAATTATAAGTGGTAATAGTAATATTTCCCCTGACATAGTAAGTGATTTAAAAGCATGTACAGATCCTACTAATGTTGGCGGTGAAAATGTTAAAGTAATTTTATTATCGGCAGCAGGCAGTGAAGGTTTAGATTTTAAATATATTAGACAAATACATGTTTTAGAACCATGGTATAATATTAATAGAGTAGAGCAAATTATTGGGCGTGCTATTAGAACATGTAGCCATAAAGATTTACCATTAAATAAACGTAATGTTCAAATATTTATGCACGGCACATTATTAAGTAATGCAAATGAGGCAGTTGATTTATTAATTTATAGAAAAGCAGAAGAAAAAGCCAAAATAATAGGAAATATTACTCGCGTTTTAAAAGAACATAGCATTGATTGTTATTTAAATTATGAGCAACAAAAATTTGATGAAAAATATTTAAATGAAAACTATTCAAATAAAAAATTACAACTAATTCTCTCTAATTCTAAATTAATTGACTATGCTATTGGAGATAAAGTAAATAGTCCGTTATGTGATTATATGGATAATTGTCAATATACTTGTAAACCATCTTTAGAAGAATATACTCAAAAATATGGACCTACTAAAATAAATCTATTTTCTTATGATGAATCATTTTTAAAAACAAATAATGAAGTTATTATTAAACTCTTGAGAGATTTGTTTAAAGAATATTATTTTTGTACTAAAGAAACAATTATTAACTATTTAAATACATTTAAAGAATATCCATTACCACATATTGATAATGCTTTAAATGAATTGGTTAATAATGAAAATATTTTTATTAGTGACAAATATAATACACGAGGAAAATTAATACATATTGATGATTTATATATTTTTCAACCAATAAATTTAAATAGTGATGCTACGCTATTTGAAAGATCAAATAACATATTATTAAAACCTGATGCTTTAAAATTTGCTGTTCCTGAGGGTTTTGATATATTTAGCAAAGAAGATGTCAAAGAAGCTAAAGAAGCTAAAGAAGTCAAAGAAGCCAAAGAAGCTAAAGATGAAAAAAAAATACTTACTCCTAAAATTCATCTAAATCAAGATGATTTAGATGATAAATTAACACTTAAAAATATAGAATATGTTAAAACAATAATTGCCGAATTACAACGTAATTATAATTTTATAATTACAGAATATGTACCATCTAAAAGTGAATACGCATTAAAAGATAACAAATATATTTATTATGGTAAAATGACCGACATATTAAAAAATGAAAACATAATAACTACAAATGAAATAAATAGTTTAGCAAGAAATATATTATTAGATGACTTGGATTTTAATAAGACTGTTTTATTAGTTATATATTTATTAAATAATGGCTATAATGAACTAACAAGCTTTGAAAAAGACTTACTAATTTATTATAATTCAAAAATTTTAGAAGCAAATAATGGTAAATTAAAAGCATTATATATACCAAATAAAAGTGAATTTAGAGACTATACTTTATATATGTTAATTACTACAAATTTAGAGACTTTAAATATAACACTAAATAGCGGACAATCAGAAGATTATAATGATTTTGATAATGTTATTAAATCGCAACAAATACCTAGTTCACAAATGGCAGTTCCTTTAGGATTTTTATCAATAAATAAAAAAATAACAAAAGAATTAATTACAGAATTTAAAGTAAAAACAGGTTCAAATAAAGGGGCAATATGTGCACAAGCTGGAAAACTTAATAGTGAAAAAATTTTTATTGCTTTGGGAGTAAAAGATGAAATAATTGAAAAATTAAAAGGAAAAAAATTGGAAAAAGGTGAAAAATTAAATCAAAGAAATTTCTGTGCGGCACAAGAATTATATTTTAGATTGTATGATTTACAAAAAAAAGATAATAAAAGATGGTTTTTAAATCTTTCTGAGGCACAAATAAATAATTTATAATAAAATATAATAAAATATAATAAAATAAAATATAATAAAATATAATAAAATAAAATAAAATATAATAAAATAAAATATAATAAAAATATTTTATTATATAATTGAAATAATTTTAAAGATTAAATTAATAATATATATACTATAATGTCTAAAATACAAAATAAAAAATCATCGTTTAAAAAAACTACATTAGACAACTCACATGTTTATAGCCGTTCATTGTTAACACAAAAAATAGTATTAAAATATGATGAAGTTAATTCAGAATTATTTGACATATTAGAAACAAAAATCAAAAAATTAAATGAAGGTAAATGTATTAAAGAAGGATATGTTAAAAATAATAGTGTAAAATTATTAACATATTCAAGTGGTGAATTATTTGATAATAAAATATTATTTGAATGTGTTTTTGAGTGTTTAATAACAAATCCAGTTGAATCCACAATAATTTATTGTATTACAAAATCTATAACAAAAGTAGGAGTTCGTGCCGAATTAATTGTAGATGATGGACATAGTCCATATGTTGTT